CATGCGCCACGGCAGAGCCGAAGTCACGCGGTCGCCAGCACCCGAAGTGCCCGAAGTAACCACAGCGCCCGAAACCGATTGGGCCGAGTTGCCAGTGGTCGTGCTACCGGTAACGCCGCCAGCGCCGCCAACCATGTACAGGTTAGAGCCGATGTAGTACGGGTTCAGGTAGCCAACGGTGGTGCTAGCGTTAGCCAGCGAGGTGCCTTGAGTCGTAACCACGGCCTTCATCAGAGCGCGCGGGTCATCAACAACGATAGCTTCAATGTCATTGGCAGCAGTGCTTGCGGGGTAATACTGAGCAAACAGCTTTTGACCGGTGGTCGGGCTGGTGTACGAACAACCCAAGAAAATACCAATCGTGCCAGCAACAGCGGTGCCCGGCGACGAAGCGGCGGACATCGACGAACGAACAACAGTACCGCCAGAAAGTTGAACTACGTCACCATAAAAAATGTTTTGGTTGTAGTTATACTCAATCGGCAGCTTGCGGGTAGCGCCAGCATACGGCAACCCATCAAGGCGATTGACCGGCTTAAACCCGTAGGGGGCAGAAACAGTCGGATATGCCATTTTGAACTCCTTGTTTGTTGATTAACTGCGTTCAGAAAACTTGGGCATACGCCGGTCGTTTTCGCGCATATAACTTTGTTCAACCGATTCCATTTGGTCGCGGTTGATTTGTTGGTAATACGAATTGCGTTGGTCCACCATTTCTGAGGGCATCTTGCAAAGTGCAAGCCCACCGATTTCGACGTTGCCGCTCGTTTGAGCCAACATCAATTCGGGATGGTCTTCAGCCTTTACCGGCTCCCAGCCTTCACGGAAACGCGCACTGACATTTGTGGGGTCATTATTTCCCATCAAACTGGTGCGAACCCAACGGAACTTATAGCCTTCCTGCGGATTCGGTGTAGGAAGCGTTGAAGGCGGCGTCCAAGAACGCTTGCGTTCAGTAGTTTCACGGTTGTCCAAACTACGCGGGCGACGATTATCCATTACGCTTCTCCAGTTCAATCTTTTGTTTTGCATAAACTTCTAAGGGCAAGCCAAGCCGTTTGGCAATAGCAACTTCACTAGCCTTAAGCTCAACTCGTTTTGAGGGGTTGCTTCGCGTGGCAGGTGCTACCACCGAAGAGGGGCGCTTCTTTCCAGAACGGTCCGTTTGTTTATTTAAACGGTTAGGAAAAATGTCACGCAAGCGGGAATCAAGTTCCCGATAATAATCATCACTACGCGGGTCATAACCCGATGCGACCAAATCTTCATGCAGCCCCAGAGCGGTTCCGGTCATAACTTTGTCTTTCCAAAACCAAGGATTTTCTTTGTGCCAATCCTCTGCTTTGTAATCAACCTGTCTAGGCTGTTGTACCCGTTGGGGTACTTGTGGTGCAGTATTTACATCATAGTTTTGATTTTGTAAAGCATTAATTTGATACTGGTCAATTTGAGCCTTAATCATCTGAGCATTATTAAAATACTCTTGAGCCTCAACTTCACCTTCAATGTCACCATTTGACTTTGCTTCAAGCAATCTCTTTTTGGCAACTTCATATTCAATTGCTGCGCGCTGTTTTGCAGATTCTAAATAAGCGGCTTCTCCGTGCTTTAAAGTGCCCTTAAGCCGTTGATTTTCTTGCATAATTTGCTGCGCAATAGCAAGTGCTTCTTCGCGCTCGCGCATTGCCGCCTCTTTAGCGCGGCGTTCATCGTGCCGTGCATGAGACAGTTCTTTGATGCGCTTCTGTACATTTGAACTGTACTGTTCAATTTCATCGTCAGCCGGGTCTTCTACTTCCTTTTCGAGCGGCTTTCGGTTTCGGTCTTCTTCGGGGGTGTCGTCAACGACATCAATTTCAATATCGTCACCGTCAACTTCAATATCTACTTCGTGGTTTTCGTAATTCTCATCCATGATTTTTCCTTAAGCGCGTGTATAGCCACGCGGGTCTTGCACGACTGCTTCAACCGAATCATCATTGATGAGGCGGAATTCACGACCGTGGATTTTAAAGCGAGTGCCTGAATATGCGCGGGTAAGGACAAAATCGCCTTCCTTGCAATACGGACCCGTTGGGAAACGACTTTGGTCCAAGTAACAATCCGGACCAGTCTTTACGACAAACAACACAACCGACGAATGCTCTTCGGTTTTAACTGTGGTGTCTGCTTTAAGAATGCCATTTTGAAACTTGTCTTCTACTTCCGGCAGGGCACAAAGAATCTTGTAACCCATAGGTTCCGGCAGTTGTGTTGCTTCCTGAACTTCTTCAGTCATTTTTTAACTTCTCCGCGAGGTCTGCGATATGAACCTGTGCAACCTCCAGACCCCGAATCAGGCCACACTGATATTTGTAATGCGCGTAATCCTTGCAGTTATCTCTTGCAATGAATTCGTTGTATCCCTTTATTTCCTCATTTAGCTTTTTGTTGAGGTACTCTAGTTCGTTCATTTGACAACTCCGCTCCAAGTTTTACGCCAGTAAGCAATTCGTTGGAGTCTCGATTTGCTTTGGAATCAGCCATTTTTGCTTGAGTTTGTTTTTCAGCAATAATGGTTTTTGCTTGAGTTTGCTTTTCAGCAATGCTTGCTTGAGTTTGAATACGCTCGCGCTCAAGTTGATTTCGCATTTCAATTTCTTTTGTTCGCAACGCAATTTCAGCTTGGTCTTTCTGTGCTTTGCGTTGAATTTCCTGTTCTTTAAGTTCAAGCTCCTTCATGGCCTGCTGAACAACAGGGTCTTGCTGCGCTTGCGCGTTTTGTTGTTGCTGTGCTTCTGCTTGATTGTTTTGCAGCAGTTTTTGCGCTGCCGCAGCAATCAGTTGTGAAACTTGATATTCGACATCTTCCGGAAGCTGTTCTTCGTCGCTCGGAAGCGGTGCGCCAATTTGTTCTTCGATGTGTTGCTTGTAAGCAAATCCAAGGTGTTCCGCGATGTGCGCTTGTGCAGCCGTCATTGTTTGTTGGAACATTGGCGATTGACCGGCAATTTCTTGCATCTTTGGGTCTTGCATCATTGCCATGTGAGTCTGGATATGTGCTTCGTGGTCTTGATAAGCAAAGGCTTTCACCGGCTTGCCAACCATAAGCGCCATATTTTCACTAACCGGGTCTTTAGGTTTGATGTCGTCTGAAGTCGGAACCAGCTTGTCAATGTTCTTAATGTTTAAAGTACGCAACATCTGACGATGCAGTTCCGGCAGGTCATAAATCTGCGGGGCGCCTTGGGCAAGTTGAAGCGCAGCCTGATACTGGACAATGCGTTGCGACATCGTCGAAGCATTTGGGTCACTGACAGGGATGATGTCCGTGTGGTCGTAGTCAGACTGTTTAACCTGACGCGGCGCATCTTCAACTTCGTAGTCGTATTCTTCCGGCGTGAAGTCACGGATAATGGTGGCCAGAAGTTTAAACTCCTCCTTCATTGCGTAATGTACGCGCGCCTGAACTGCACTCATAACCTTCAAGGTGCGTTCAAGGATTGCCAGCGTTGTGCCCACGGGCGCCTGTGAACTCATATCAGACACTTTCATGTCCGAGATGGAGGCAAACCTACGACCTTCTTCTACAATCGTTTGTAGAAGCGCTGACAGCGTCTGAGAGGGTTCCTTGTAAGGCAGCGGCAGGATGTTGTCGCGGATGGACCCGCCCGGTACGTCAACGTCACGGAATTCGCCCGGTGAGATTGGAGTATCGTCACCAATAATGCGAAGCCCGCGCGCCTTCAGACCTCCGGGAAGATTCGCAAGCGTCCCCGCGTCAACCAATTGACGAAGGAGAGAAGTAGCACCACGGGCATGACCACCAATGAGGTGAAGCAGACCAAAGCCGTAAAAGCCAAACCCAGTGATATACGGGTAATGGACAAAGTGCATACGCGCTTGTTTAAACTCATCATCTTCCTTCCAGTTACGACGAATGGCTAGGATTTCGTTGTTGCCTTCATTAATAGTTACAACATACGGAAGCGCAATGCCCGTTTCTTCATCGTCATCATCTTTATCTTCATAGCCTTCTAAATCAAGGTAGGTATGGATTTCAAGAAGTCGATGTCTTGTATCATTAATGGCATCAATTCCTGTTAGCTCGTTGCGCTTCTTTTGAAGATTGGCTACATCGCGCGGAGCGTCCCCCAAATCTATATCACGATAGAAGCCGGAAACTTGCAACTTCCTGATTTCATTCTTGTTTTTACGCATCCGGTGGGTGATGCGTTGCGCTGACTGAAGCGATGTTTCGCCATAAGACACAATCAAGTCATCTGCGGGGATAAAAACAGATACTTGACGGCCAAGGCTGGGGTCGTAGTAGACCTTTTTGAAAGCCGAACCCATCAAAGGTTGTGACCAGTACAGTCTTTCCTGTTCTGTGCGCCATTCCGGCATTTCATTCATCAACTGATAGTTCATGTCGTTTTCGACACGTTCAGCAGCGTCCAACTTTTCGCGGGTTTCTTTGCCTAAAACCTTAGTTCGCACTGGACCGCTGGCCGGGACAGTCTCCATAATCATTTCTGCTTGATAACGGACGACCGCTTCGGTCAACATCGGGTGGGTAATCCCACAAGCGCCCTCCCAAGGTTCCGAACGCTCTTCGACTTTCAACCCAAGTAGGTCCATGCCCTCTTGAATTGTGGTTTCCCAGTCCTTGCGACTGTTTAAATCGTCGGTATATTCACCAATAAGCTCAGAAGCTAGCGATTCTAGGTAGCCTTCATCAAGAATTTCGGCCAGATTGTCACCAAAATCCGATTCTTCTTCTTGGTGTTTATCAAAATCAATTGTAACCGGCCCAATAGTCACAGATTCCGGGTCAACAATTTCAATTTCAATTGGTTCTGCCTCAAAAATCTGGTCAAAAACCGGAACTTTGTCAACATTCGTAGCCATCTTTGTCCTTAATAGTACCCGCGTTTACGTTTAAATCCGCGAATTGGGTCTGGTTCGTCGGATTCTAACTTGATAAACCCACCCTGCCGGAATCTTAATAATGCCTGAGTCGTCGAGTCGGTTAAGTCGTCATGGTCGCCATAGGGAAAAGCGGCCATTTCTTCAATCAATTCATGTGCCCAGCGTTTATCCGGGCACCATACTTTACCTGAAGCAAACAAATCTGATACAGCATTCAGGCGTACATTTTTATCATTACCGCGAGTCGGTGTAAATTCCTGAACAGGAATGCCCATTTGACGTAATTCATAAATCAACGGGGCACCGGCGGCTTTAGCTTCTACGATAAACGCGTCGGGTTGCCATTCTTGCCACATTTCGTGGGCACGTTGTTTAAGTTCTGGAAATTCCATACGTTCTTTGTAGGCATCCAATAAAATAACATTTGCGTCTTTTTGGTCTTCGTCTTTATAGAAGACGCCCCATGTTGTACAGGCTGAGTAGTCAGACCGTTCGTTTTTAGTAAAAGCTGTGTCCCAAGACTGGATGATGAATTCACAAGCCGGAGGACGGTCGCCCTCCCAAATCTTCCACCATTCCCGTTTAATGATTGCGCCTTCTTCGCCAGACGGTTTTTGTTGATACTGCGCTGACCATTTTGATAACGGCAGTTCCGTGCGGAGCGCTTCAAGCTCTTCGATAGACCAGAACTCGGGCCATAAAGGCTTTCCAGATGGAAGAATAGCCGGTAATTCAATGACTTCCCATTCGCCAATTCGTTCATCCTCAATAGACGATTGAACAACACGACCCGTCAAGTCTTTTAAAGACCAGCGCGTCATAACAATTACAATTGCACCACCCGGTTGTAAGCGTTGTCGTGGACCAGATGTGTACCACTCATACACAGAATCAAAGATGCCGGGGTCAGAGGCGGCTAGTTTGGCTTCTTGTTCAGAATGCGGGTCATCAATAATTAGTAGGTCAGCACCTTTACCAGTAACTGCGCCCCCCACACCAATTGCAAAGTACTCTCCACTCTCATTAGTAGCCCAGCGACCAGCGGCTTTAGAGTCATGCCGTAAAGCCACATTAGGAAAAATTCCTTTATAGACTTCTGAATCAACAAGGTTTCTTACCTTTCTCCCAAAGCCAACGGCCAACTCAGCCGTATGCGACGTTTGAATAATTTTCTTTGACGGATAGCGACCAAGAAACCAAGCCGGGAGTAGGTATGAAGCAAACTCCGACTTTGTGTGTCGCGGCGGCATATTGATAATAAGTCTCTTAAGCTCACCCTTAGCTACCCTCTCAAATTTCTCTGCCATCAGTTTGTGATGCCTGCCAGAGATGAAACCCGGCCACATCTTGTAAACAAACTGCATGAAAGAATTTTGACAGCGCTCACGTTCAGCCGCATGGGTGTACTTCTCCAGCATGGCAAACATCTTCTCCTGTTCATCGGGCGGGAGCAATGAAATGTGGTTAACAATCTCACTAATGTCATCCATCACTCAATCTTCCTAAAGTTAATCCCAATAGGTCTAACAGTCCTCTGCTTGCCATCCAACTTCCTCAGCGCCCCAAGTTTTACCAACCTATTGATTATTCTATGAATATTTCCCCTTCCCTTAGTGCCAAGCACATACATCACCTCATCAATAGAAGGCGAATAGCCAAACTTCTTCCACCACTCATCAATGACAAGAAAGACTTCTTTCTGGCGCGGCGTCATAAAAAACTCAATGTAATCAAGAATTTATAAAAAATATACCCCCCATCGTTTTGTATGTAGAAAGCAATGGGGGTGGGTTCTATAGATAAGTCAATGATTGTATTGGGGAAAAAAGAGAACATAGGGTAGGGGTATGAAAATTGATAGATTGTTTGTGTGGAATGATATGCAGGACGGACGTATGGGACTCCTACGCGCCAGCGGGGGGTACGGACCCCGTAGGGGTCTCATCCGCCTCATCATGAATCTGCGCGGCATCTTCGATGCTCACATGAGATTCTTCAACAGAATCAACGACTTGGCTTGTTATCTCTGATAACAAACTGTCAGCATCACCATCGGTTTGTTCTGGCTGAATGTCTATGACATTCAATGACTTAAGTTTATCCAGTATCTGATTCCTGATTTGTTCACTAGAGTGAACAACAGTCTGTTCTCGGCGCTCTGTAAATGCCGCGACTTCAGTTACTTTACCAAGTAACTCCAAGGCTCTGATTCGGCTATTCGGCGGATTCTCTTCGTTTGTTGCTTCCATTTGTAATCTTTCGATTACTAATGACCTGATTTGTTGGGGCGAATGCCACTCCCTAACTTCGTTTAAGGTACTTAAACGGTTGATTTCGCTAGATATTCTTGGGTCTCGCTTAAGCATAGCTGCTTGGTCTCCCACACGCTTCGGTGAAGCCGAAGTGTTGTAAGACTGTCTGTACGCCTCAGCAGCCGTGAGACCATTTGCCACTAACCTAGCAAAGCTTTTCTGCTTTGCAGTTAGTTCCCGCGCGGCAGAACCCAGCAGCAGATTCTCTGCTGGCATTTGCTTTAGTGCTTCGGATATTTGTTTCCGGTTTAATTTCATTTTGGGAACATAATGGGAACAAACGATATTGGCGATTATATTCGAGTTTCCCTGTGTGTGTCAGTCAGTGTGCTATCTACGATTCCTGCGCTGACCGCTTCGCGTTTCCCCCGCGCTGAATCCTACGGATTCCGAGTTAATCCCTTGATTCCATTATGTTTTCGATTATCTGGCCGATTATCCGTTTGTTACGCCTAGTGTCTTTGACACTAGATGATTATCTGTTTCCCTGTACATACGCTCGCGCCACTTCGTTGACACGCGCCTGCACATCATGCTTAAAGACAAATACAGCCTTTATGTATTTGTCTTTTCCTGACCGTACATGATGTACGCATCATGATGCTTGTCATGACCTACGCGCATTATGCCTACGCATGAGGCTAAGTCGCTGATTTCATTGCGTTTTCTCAATCTTTTCGAACTTTTTGAACTGGCGGCTGGTCTGAGTCTGCGTCGATTGCGAATTTTCGCTCTCGACTCCGGCCAAGTCTCTCCGGATACGAAATGTGAGATGCGGGTAAATGTGTAACACGGCCTGAATGCCTGTCGGGAGACACGCTGAAGGGGCAGGGCGGATGCTCTGACGTAACCGGTTATGCCGAATATCCCTGACCGCTTTGACCCACACTCGGAAGGTGTGGCGAGTGCGAACCCGTAGGGTGCAACAGGATGGTTTGTCCTGTTAATCGTGTACCTTCAAGCATACTGGCAACGGGGCGCTATATCCGTTGCAAGCAAGCGAGACGCTGAAAGAATCCGTAGCCTGTTCCCCCCATAGGGTGCAGTGCCGAAGGGACAGGGCAGGCTAAACCGGACAATCGTACTTGGAGTGAAGGCAGTACCAAGGGCGCAGCGCAATAGCAGGTAGCCACAAGGAGTGGCAAGCCCAAATCGTTACGGAGTAACGAACAGCAACAAACCAGAATTCATTAACCGGCAGTCTTGATGAGACTGTCGTGTAATGCACTCCGGTGCAGACATAACCCGCTGCCTTTGGCAGCATAACCGTGGAGACCACCATGACTGAAATGACCATCGAGCAAGTGTTGAACACGCTCCAGTTCAAAGAACTGGCCGCTATCCACAAGCACTACGGCGGCGGCTTCGACTTCAATCGCGGCCCGACAAACTTCCAAGGGAAGTGGGGCAAGCAAGCGGCCATCGAGTACCTGATGCAGCGCCACCCCGAGCAAGCGCTTCGGGATATTGCCTTCACCGTGGTGCAAGGCAACAAGCAAACCGAACAGACGAAGTCTGTTCAAACCAACAATCAATCGGAGGTTGTCGTGACGAATGACAAAGCAGAAGCAGTCAAGCAGTTGCTTGAAGTTCTGGGCGTTGGCGGTGTTGACGAAGTCAAGCTGCAACAAATCGTCGATGCCAAAATCGCTGACGCTGTAAAGCGTCTGGTGAAGCGCATTGAGGTCAAGATTCCCGAGGTCGAGGCTCGCGACGTTGGTGTTCAACACCAATCGTTCGAGACTCTGCTCCTCGCCTGTAATGCAAGGATGCCTGACGGCCACCGCCTGAATGTGTGGCTCAAGGGTCCGGCAGGTAGCGGCAAGACTACTGCCGCTAAGATGGTGTCTAAAGCTCTTGGATTGAGCTTCACCTTCAACGGTGCTATTAGCACCGAGTATGCCCTGACAGGCTTCATCGATGCCTCTGGCCGGTATAACCGGACTCCGTTCCGTGATGCTTGGGAACACGGCGGTGTCTATCTGTTCGACGAGGTCGATTCGTCTAATCCGAATGCCGTTCTGGCATTCAATGCTGCTCTGGCGAATGGTATGTTCTGCTTCCCTGACGGGATTGTTTCCCGCCATCCCGATTGCATCATCATTGCTGGTGCTAACACCTCTGGCAACGGCGCTTCGTCCGAGTACAACGGTCGATTCAAGCAGGATGCTGCTTTTCTTGACCGATTTGTTTTCCTCGAATGGGACATTGACGAAACTTTGGAATCGGCAATTTCGCCAAATGCCGAATGGACCGCCCGTGTTCAGG